TTTCCTAACAGACACCCAGACCTATCGCTATCAGATCGAGAAGTGTGGTATCGTGCAGGGCAGAGGTCTGTTGTTGACTATCTAATCGAACAGCAACTAAGACAAAAAGAAACTATGTTAACTAATAGAGTATTGGAGAACTAGCTATGTGTTTTGGTGGTGGTGGCCCTACTCAACCTAGAGTTGCAAAGTACAAAAGTAAGAATGACCCTGTTGTAATAACAGGAGAACAAGAAGGTCTTGAAGATACAAAGAAAAAAACTGAAACAGCAGATACTTTAAAAATAAAAAAACAAAAAGAAACTAAAAACTTTTCTAACCCAACTATTGCCACAGCACAAAAGCTAACGCAAACTAAAAAGAAGACTTTTATTTAGCTCATGCTAATATAAGGAAAAAATAATATGCACCTGCCATGTGTTTAGGATCACGACCATCACCCCCACCTGCACCTGCACCCGAACCAGTTGATTCTCCTATAGAAGAAACTGCTGATGCAGTAGTTGTTGGTAAACAACAAAAGAAAAAGAAAGCTGAGACAAAAACTGCTATGGGCAGAAAGATGGGAACTAAATCATTACAAATACCATTGCTTGATAGTGGTAAAAGTGGAGATTTAAACTACCCAACTTAATATGGAATACTCGGCACAAGGCACAACCGCAGCAGGTAGGTATGAAGCACTTGTTGGCAGTAGGTCTGTCTACGATAGAGAGGCAAAAGAATCTTCAAAACTAACGATACCTAGTTTGATACCAGAACAAACAACTGGTACAAGGGCGAGAATAAAAACACCTTTCCAAGCTACTGGTAGTCGTGGTGTAAACAGCTTGTCGAATAAATTATTAATGACTTTGCTTCCTCCAAGCACAGCATTTTTCAAATTAGAAATAGATGCTCTTGAAATAAGAAAGCAAGGGCAAGAACAAATGCAGAGTGAGATAGATAAAGGACTACGCACAATAGAAAATGCTTTGATGAATCAGATAGAAATATCTAATGATAGGGTTGCCATGTTTGAAGCTATCAAACATCTAGTCGTATCAGGTAACGTCTTGTTATATCTAACAGATGCAGGTCTTAAAGTCTTTCCATTATCTAAGTTTGTTTGTAAGCGTGATGAAGTAGGTAATGTATTAGAAATATTAACTAAAGAAACAATACACCCACAAGCTTTACCTGCTGCTTTTTTAGAACAGATCAAGAAGAAAGAAAACTATGACGCTAAGACAATGACAGATGACCTTGATATATATACACATATAAAAAGGATTAATGATGATGTCTTCTGGTTTCAAGAG